AATGGAACAAATACATTTTATACCAATCTCTATCTTCTGTTTTTATTATCTGTATAGCAATGTTGATATGAGGGATTCTAATGATTCCCTGATTATCAACATTTGCTCCTTTAATGGAGTTTGCAATTGAATATAAGTAAGACCAAAAAGGGTCAATGTCTAATGTTGCCATAATGCAAAATTACTCAATTTATCTGAATTTCCGTGTCTTTTCGGCCATTATAATATAGCGGTAACTTCGTGGTGTAAAACGATTCGCCATGTCTAAGACCGCATACAACATCTCGCTAAAAGGCTACGTCGGAGGCTCCGACTTCGACCGCTCGACCGTTGACCGCACCCTCGCCGAGAACGAGGGGAAGCAGGTCAACGTCCTTATCGACAGCCTCGGCGGTTCGCTCGCCACCGGCCTGTCTATCTCCGCCGCTTTCAAGAACCACGGTAATGTCAATGTGCATTTCGTGGGACTCAATGCTTCCGCCGCTACCATCGCTTCGCTCGGCGCCGCGCACATCTCCATAGATGCCGGGGCAATGTATCTCGTGCATCAATGCTCGACGGCCTTCTTCGAGTGGGGCAGTCTCAACAGCGACCAGTTCGCAACGCTCATAGCCGACTGTGAGAAAATCAAGGCCGACCTCGACAAGCTCGACCTGAACTGCGCCCAACTCTATGCGGCCCGGTGCAAGCGTAAGACGGAAGACCTTCTCGCCCTGATGAAAGTCGGCGGCTGGCTCACAGCCAAGGAAGCCCTCGACTGGGGCTTTGTCGATGAAATCACCGACCTTGCCGATGAACCGGCCCCGAAGCTCACCGACGCGCTCGCTTCCGCTATGGCAAATGCCGGTATGCCGTTACCGAAGATACCAATTGCCGAAGTCGACAAGGACAGCGCGTTTTCTCGCTTCCTCGCTGCCTTGACATCATTCTTCAAACCGTCCACCAATCCCATTACCACCGCAATGATCAAGACTTACACTTTCCTGTCGGCTATCCTCGCCGACAAACCGCTGACCGTCAAGGACGGCGCAGCTACGGTTACAGTAGCGCAGCTCGACGCCATAGAAGACGCGCTCGCCGAGAAAGACCGTCTCTGCAACGAGCAGAAGCAGACTATCGCAGACCTTCAGGCGAAACTCGACAAGACTCCGGCGGAGCCGTCGAAGCAGGTTGTCGAGGACAACAAGCCCGGCGGCGAACCCAAGCCCAAGAACGATGTCGAGCAGTTTGTCGACACCTACAACTCCGCCAAAGCCCTCTTTGCCGAGGTCTGACCCACTCATCAACTCTTAACTCATCAACTCATCCACCCGAATATGGCAGGTAAATTTACATTCACACTTCAGGAGTATCAGGAAGCCGCCGTGAAATATCGCGCCGACCTCCTTATGCTCCCCATTATCGGCATAGGCGACACGCTCCAACACATGACTGGTCGCCCCGGTATCCGATACAAGGAGCGTGTCGGCAACCTGACCGGCGACGCTCAGTTCGCTCCCTACAATCCTCAGCGGGCCGTGGACTACAACCTCGGCATCGAGTTCCGCGACCTCGAAACCTACTTTGGCTCCGTTGTCGCCAATTTCGAGCCTAACTCGGCCATCTCGACCCTCTTAGGCACTGGTGCCACAAAGGGGGACGGTCAGATGACTACGCCGACCGCCCGGCACGTCCTCGCACGTATCGCCAAGAACCTCTCCGAGCACCTGAACGATGCAGTGTGGAACGGCAGACGCAATGCCGCTGGTGACACCACCGCCGACCTGTTCGACGGCTTCGACACTATCACCGAAAAGGAAATCGCCGCCGGAACCATCGCTGCCGAGGAGGGCAACTACATGAAGTTCACCGATGCGATTACTCCGGCCAACGCCGTTGACATCGCAAAGGAGATCCTTTTCTCGCTCGACCCGCGTCTGCGCTCGCAGGACCTCTACCTGTACTGCTCGCAGGACTTCGTCGACAAATACAACGAGGGCTACCTGCTCACCCATGGCGGCATACCTTACAACACCCAGTACGGACAGGGTGCCGTCGAGGGCAGCAACGGCAAGTTGAAGTTCTGCCCCCTCTACAACAAGGCAGGGTCGAAGTTCATGCACGTTTGCCCCAAGAGCAATATGCTCGTGGGCTACGACCAGATGGGCGACGTGGAAAACGTCATGGTAAAGGAGTATGCACCCTTTATCCTGTCGTACATCGCCACTATGTTTTTCGGCGTCCAGTTCGAGACCATCGACAAGCGCCGTTTCAAAACCATTGAAATCGCAGTATAATTATGGCAAAAGTTTGTACCTCAATACAGAAATCGCTCGGGTGGTGTCAGGGCACCCCCGAGCTGCCCGGTGTGAAACGCCGTATATACTTCCTCGCCAAGTCGTTCATCGTCGGCTTCCCGCAGTTGCCGCGCGATGAACTGGGCCGCGCCACGTCCGCAGTCCTGACCGGCTCGTTCACACTCGCCGCCGATGCGAAGTGGAAGTATATCGACATCCTCCCCGACAAGTCGCAGCTTACTTCCGAGGCGCAGGGCGAGCTGCCCTCGCAGACGCAGCTTAACAAGCTCACTGCCGTTCACCCCGGAGTCGGTGCCGATGCGTCGGCTGCCGCAGCCTACATCAACAACACCGACAACGTTTTTGTCGTGGAGGACATGAAAGGCAACTTCCGCGTCCTCGGCAACGACAAGTGGCAGACAAAGGCCACTGTCGCCCAGGATCTCGGTCAGGGTGCTACCGGCACGACCTCGACAACCATCAACGTCGAGGCTACCGACGAGGTGCCCGCGCCCTTCTATGTCGGTACGCTCGAAACCGAGGACGGCGACATCGACTGCTCCGGCAAGGCCGCCTAATCTCCGCCGCTATGGATAACAGGAACATCAGGGAGGGGGCTATATCGTTGGACGATATGTTGAAAGACATCGAAGTGCCTTCGGTTGAAGCCCCCGACCTCGATGTTCCTTTTGTCGCCAAGCCAAAGGCCGAGACCGACCTTTTCGCTCCGAAGAAGCGCAAGGCGTGGAAGGAGGCGTCCGGCATCGAGGCTCGCTGCGACTTCGCCCCGAACAAGGTACGGATTTCCTACCGTCATCCTACCTTCGGCATAATATCGCTTTGGAAAAAGTCGATTTATGGCCGGACGCTCACCGACATAAAGGCCGACCCCGATATGGTGGAGAAGTTTGCCGAGGGTATGAATACCCTTATCCGGCAAATTCTCGGCCACTCGCTCGCCTCCGGCGACTGGTGCATCGTCACCTCGCCCAAGCGTCGCCACAAGGTGCGCAATTTCGCTTCGCTCATTTCCGCACGGCTCGCCTCGCTTCTCGGCATACCGTTCTACGAAGATATTGCCGAGTGCCACTCGAAGCATCGTGTCGGTGCCGTCTTTACCTTTGGCAAACAGCCTCCGTCCGAACACAACATAATTGTGTTCGATGACTTCGTCACCACCGGCGCCACTATGATCTCGATGAAAAACCTGCTCGAACCACTCGGCAAAAACCTCGTGTTCTTCACCGGCATCAACAATAAACTATAATGGATCACAAATTTACTGAACAGATACGCCAGTGGCTTGAAACGCCCGAAGACGAGCGCGACTATTCCGTCGGCGCTCTTTACCTTTTGAAGCTGTCCGGCAATCAGATAATGTATAAGAACATTATCTCGCAGATTGACCGCCGCCACGATGTGGTGGACTATCAACTTCAAAAGTATTACAACTTCCGCGTTCAAGCCCTGACCCATGCGCAGGTCGAGGAAATGGCCGCGCAGGTGGAAACTATCGTGGCCGAACATATTCCGCTCGCCGCATCCGCCGACGAGCAGCCCCAAAAGGGCAAACGTGCCGACCACGATTCTCTGCCTGACGAAATCAAGGCGAAGTACGTTGAGAACCTTTCGCTTCTCCAACGTATGCGCGAGCTGCATCTGCGACTTCGCTCGCTCTCGCTTGAAAATGCGAGCTGCCCGGACTCCGAGCGTTATCCGTTCCTCAAAGAACTTATATCGCTCGACAAGAAACTTCATGCCAACTGGGAGGCTTACGATAGGTATGTCATAGGTCAGAGTGACGAGGGCAAAAGTAGAAAACCCGCCCGCGCCACCCCTAAGAAGAAACCTCGTAACTCATAACTCTGACCTCATACTTATATGAAGCGCACCGCCTCGATAGACCAAATCCTCCGGCCACTCTCAGATAATCCTTTTCAGGCATATCTGAGTAATGCCGTGCAGGTGGCCGACATCCTCGAATGGATTTTGTCGCAGGTCGGTGTCGCAGAAGTCTGGCAGACTTCCTTCTCAATCTCCGAGGAATTTCTTCGCCGCTTATTCTTTATTACAAAGGATAAGCGCGTAACCCGGATTAACCTTGTGCTCGACCACAAGGCGACCAACAAGACTCTCAAACTTTGGGCGTTCATCACCCAAGTTATCGAGCGAACCTATCTTGCTGACAACCACAGCAAGATTTTGTTGGTGAAATCCGAGCGCGGCGACACGGTCAGCGTCATCACCTCGCAGAACCTGACTCGCGGCAACCGCCACGAGTCCGCTTTCATCTCGACCTCGCCGGAGATTTTCGCAAATCTCCATGCGCAGGTCAACGACCTTATCACTAACCATTCAGTTCCTCTCCATGATTTATTCCGAGAACGACTTGCAGCAGATTGAAAAGTTTGCGAGCATATATTTGAAGATAAGCGACATGGCCGTGATACTCGATATTCCGGCTGATGTGCTGCGCGAGGACATCGCCGACCGAAGTACGGACGTGTCGAAAGCCTACCGACGCGGCAAAGCCGCCTCTAAGGTCAAGCTCCATTCCCAGGAAATGATGCTTGCACAAGTCGGCTCGCCGCTCGCTATCGAGAACGCCCACCGCAATCTGCTCGACATGGAGGACGATGAATAGCGAAGCTATCGCCGAAGTCGGCGCTTGCATGTCGCAGGGAGCAGGGCGAAGCTCTGCGGTCTGCGGTGCAAGCTATCAAGCCGACCTTCGGCAATAATGAAATAAACGAAGTTTATGGCTTATCCCAACGCTATCGAAGTATGCCGCGCCGAACTCTTTACCAAAGAGGTAGAGTTGCGCGAGCGTTATCCCGGCCAGATGGTCGAGAAAGTCTTGCGTGTGCGCGAAATGTATAACTGGTTTATCGCCAACCCCGACGGCACAGACCGCGAGTTTGTCACCGAGGTGTGCCAACGGCACAATATCCATAGGACTACCGCCTATTCGGATTTGGCCGTAGTGAAGTCGCTGCTGCCCATGCTTGGCTCCGCTTCTCGCGACTTCCACCGTTGGCGCACCAACGAAATGCTTATCGCCACATACAAGATGGCCGAGAAGCGTAAGGACAGCAAGACTATGGAACGCGCCGCTACTGCCTACGGCAAGCTGAACCGCGTCGACCTCGAAGATGAACAGACTATACCGCTCGACCAAATTCTCGTTCAGCCTTTCATGGCTACCGATGACCCGCGTGTCCTCGGCATAGAGCCTATTCCCAATATAGCCGAGAAAATCTCTGCTATGATTGAGAAATACCGAAAGGAAACTATCGACATTGAAGATGTCGAGTTTGAGGAAGTTGACCTCGAATTTGACACGCTTTTTCCTGACAAATTAGATAATAGTAGCAATCAAGATGAGGACAACCCCTGTAATTATAGTTAGCCAACAATAATTTCGTCGAAGTTGCATTACATTTTTCCTATCTGGAAATTTTTCCAATTCATCTTTGATTGCCATTCTTTTTGCCGCTTGCCAAGCAAGGGCAATCCAACCTATTACAGTCAAAGCAATTCCAATCCAAAGTAATATGCTTGCCATAGTCTAATCTTTATTATTAAAACCGATGGCCGACAAAAGAGTTTACTTTAACAAACCCCAACGCCTGACACAGCTTATTGGCGCGAACACTACCGTTATCGTCGCAGGGCGACGCACCGGCAAAACGGACAGCATCGCTGCTCCGTTCGTTCTGCGTAATATGCAGCGTATGCCCGGCTCGACTGGCGGCATCGTGGTACCGACTTTCAAGCACGGACTGACTAATACCATTCCGGGGCTGCTCGCCGCATGGAAGCGCTGGGGTTTCATCGAGGGCATACACTATGTGGTGGGTAGGAAACCGCCGAAGTCCTTCCGGCAACCAATCATCGACCCTAAAGATTATGAACACGTCATATCTTTCTACAACGGGTCGGTAGCCGTGATTATATCACAGGACCGCCCCGGCAGCTCAAACTCGCTAACGCTATCGTGGCTGCTCGTCGACGAGGCAAAGTTTATCGACTACGCCAAACTTAAAGACGAAACACTCCCGGCTAACGGCGGCATCAAGTCGCACTTTGGTAAGCACTCCTTCAATCACTCAATTATGATATTGAGCGATATGCCGCAGACCCAGAAGGGCAGTTGGTTCCTCCACTACCGCGACAAAATGGACGTGGAGCTTATCAGGACTATCGAGGCAACGGTTTACGAGATATGGCGCATCAAGGAGCGAATACGCACTCTCAACGCCAAAGGCGCGACAGTGCCGCCATATCTCAAAGGCTACCTGCATCGCCTTGACCGCGACCTCAATAAGATGCGCTCAGTCGCGGTCTACTACCGCGAGTATTCCTCGATTGAGAACTTGCAGCTTCTCGGCGAGAACTACATAAAGCAAATGAAGCGCGACCTTACACCTTTGACCTTCCAAACCTCTATCCTTTGTCAGAGGATCGGAATTGCAAAGGACGGTTTTTATTCCTCGATGCGCGAGGGCCACAAGTACGATGCCAACGATAATCAGTACCTCGATACTCTCGGTTATGATTACGACTTCTCGACGCTCGATGCACGAGCCGACAAGGACGTTGACCCCGACGCACCCATCTGCATAGGCATGGACTACAACGCCAACATCAACTGGATTGTCGCCGGTCAGCCTCGCGACCGCCGCCTCAATGTCATCAAGAGCTTCTACGTCAAGTTCGACCGCAAGATACCGGCACTCGTCGAGGACTTCTGCAGATATTACGCCACGCACCGCAACAAGACCGTGGTCTATTATTACGATGCAACGGCGCTCGGCTCCAACTATGCCGTCAACGACCAGGACTTCCATTATAATGTGGTAAAGGAGTTCGAGCGGCACGGCTGGCGCATCGAGTCCGTGTACCTCGGAAACCCGATGCACCACGACGAGAAGTATCTTCTCATCAACAACGCCTTTGCCGGAAAGCAAAGGCTCATGCCGTTCATCAACCGCTCGAACAACGAAGACCTAATCCTTGCCATTCAGTCAGCCGGTGTTTCCAACGGGCGCAACGGCTTCCGCAAAGATAAGTCCGGCGAAAAGCTCGCCGAGTCCGAAGAAGACCTGCTCGAACACCGCACCGACGGCACAGACGCTTTCGATACACTCTACATCGGTTGCGAAAAATTCCCGTTCCACGATTCTTTCTCGCTGTCAACGAGCGGCGTTTTATAATATAGTATTATGATTTATCCTATTTGCGCTTGACTTCCTGAAAAATTCTTTATAACTTTGTACTACATGGAATTAAATCCCTCCATGTCATTTAAATGAAACAAAGTCTTATTGATTTACCACTATCGGTACTTGACTTCGTTAAGTTTACCGAAGGAATGACCAAAGTTGAGTTAATCAACTTTGGCGAAAGCTTGAAGCTCAAGCTCAAAGATGAGCCGACAGCAAAAGGTAGCGAATTATATCCTATTGGCTACGAAATCGAGCACCTGATACACTTTATAAGGCAGATTAATTGGTACCTGCAAACAAGCGTATATCCCGGAGCATTACGTAACTATGACGAAATTCTATTTCGTGAAGTGATATCCCGCTATCAATAGCAATACCCTAATTAAGGTCGAGCTTGACAAAATCACTATGATACAGGTAAATAATATGCCTTGCATAGTGATTTTGTCAAAAATTTTTCGTAACTTTGTAGGTAGATAAACTACCTCAAAATCTGTTCGATATGTCAGTAAAAGTATATGTTATAAACGACCCTCTCGCCATCGATTTCCTCGTTAACGATGACATCGACGGCTTCAAGGAATATCTGGATTCCGATGATATGCTCGACTTCCCTGAGCCGAAAGTTTTCGACACGGAAGAACAAGCCCTCGCCTTTTGCGAAGGTCTTGGCTATGACTCCAACGAACGCGACATACCGGATCGCTATCCGCTGCGCTCATGCGAATCTGCCGACGCTCCCTTCATCGAAGCCATCGAGAATTATTGAAAATTTCGTCATGTGCACAATAGTCCGTTGATTTCGGCTCTCAGATATTGTAACTTTGCATCGGATTCAGTCAACTGTATCCGATGCAATCGTTCTGTACGATTCCGGCTATATCTCTGACAGACGTGTCAGTAGTGATGTCCCTGCACGAACGCTAACGATTCTCGGAGACTTTAAGGCTCACGGTCATTCGGCTCTGCACGAAGTTCTGGTCACTCAGATTCGGCCTGACCGAACAGAAACCCCTGTACGAACACAAGCCGAAATCGTGAGCCGGCTGAATCCTTTTTTCTTTTTCTTTTCTTTTTCTTCAAGCACCTTGCAAATTATCTTTGCAGCTGATAGCCGAAGTCTCGAAAATTATTGCTAACTTTGCATCCTAATCTGCGCTCGCCGCTGACAAAGACCGCTCAATGTAAGTAACTACTTATATTCAACATATTACGGAACTTCCTTGTAGCCGCAAAAGGTTTGGTCGCCTGTCAGCCTACTTGGAAGTTCTTTGCATTTTATGAAGGAGTTAAAAGACAAATTAGCCTCCAATACTATCCGGACTATCTCGCTTTTTTCTGGTGCTGGTGGACTGGATATCGGCGCTATTTATGCGGGAGCCCATATCATATGGGCTAACGACATGAAGAAAGAGGCCTGTGAGTCTTATGCCCTCAATATTGGAGACCATATACATCAAGGCGATATAAACTCATTTATCCCTTCGCTTTCTGAATACGAAGGAATAGATTTGGTTATCGGCGGGCCTCCTTGTCAAGGCTTTTCTGTCGCCGGTAAAATGGATGAAAATGATGAACGAAGCAAACTTATCTGGAGCTATGCCAAGGTCATTGAAACAGTTCGCCCCAAAGCCTTTATAATGGAAAACGTCAAGGCTTTAGCTGTCCTTGACCGCTGGGCTTCAGTCAGAGCTGCCTTGCTGCAGAAATTCATCGATTTAGGTTATTCTGTGAACTTCATTGTCCTTAATGCCTCGGATTTCGATGTTCCGCAAGCTCGTGAGAGAGTATTCTTCATTGGATTTAAGAATGGCACCCTTTCTTCTCCAGATTTGGAATCGATGCTCAAACCTTACAGAGTTAAGGCAAAAAGTGTACGTCAGGCACTTGCTGTCCTTGACCGTGCTGGCGTCGGCAATAATTCAAGCACATGCAACGCAAGAATTACATTGACTCCACAGCCAGTTCTTCGTAAATCCGCTTATGCTGGTATGTTGTTTAATGGACTTGGCAGACCGTTGAAACTTGATGGGTACAGTGCCACACTGCCCGCATCAATGGGCGGCAATAAGACTCCCATCATAGACGAAAAAGCATTATATGATGGGGAGACACCCTGGGTTGAAGGGTATCGTGATCGGGTAGAACAAAATCCCCAAATAGCGAAAACCGAAACTGTCCCCTCATATTTAAGACGCATGACTGTTGACGAGGCAAGAGTCATTCAGACTTTCCCTATGGATTATGTTTTTTGTGGTTCGCAATCCGCTCAATATACGCAAATAGGGAATGCAGTTCCGTGTAATCTGTCTAAAGCCGTTTGTTCGATGGTTGTAGACGTTCTAAAGGGTAAGGCGCCTATTCAATATTCAGGACTATTCTAAATTATGGCTACTGTTGACATTAAAACTGCTGCTCTTATCCTTGATAGAGCTCTGATTGAGGCTACTCCAATTGAAGATGAAATTGCTTCTATTATTGAAACAGTTCTTCGAGGAACGCACAAAACATATCGTTATATTCTTGTAAATGCACTGCTCGCTAAGGCCACCAACCAAAAGGTTGATGCGTTAAGCCTACAAAAAGGCGATGGAAAGGGCGGTAAATTCGATGCAAGAACATTGTGCCATAAGGTCATCGTACCTTTTGAAAAGCTCAAATTACCTGGCTGTCTCGGCGATTCTAATGAGCCTTTCCTTAATAAACCTGCACGTTTCGTTTCTCTTTCTATTAACAATGCCGTCAGGGCAGGTAAAGATAGGGAAACCCTCGAAAATCTGATATCTGTCCTATCGCAGATACATACAAGCGAGTCCGCGTACAAGTATCTCAAATCCGCAATGGTTGTGCTTATATCCAACCATGAAGATTACTTGAAGAAATTCGCCATAGGAGATGCCTTAATCGATGTCAGCGAGTTTTCACAACTCGTCCTCGACTATATCTATAAAATTACAGACCATACAATGGAGGGAGAGGTTTGCCCTCTTGTCGTGGCTGAATTAGAACAATTATACCTCGGGAAAGATTTCAAAGTCGTTCCTCACAAGGTAAACGAAAGCGGTTCATCTTCCAAGGAAGTCGGAGATATTGACGTGTTCGATTCTGAGGGAACCCTGGTGAATGCTATTGAGGTGAAAGACAAGTCTTTCTCAGTTCAAGATGTCATTCACGCTATTTCTAAGTTCCGTCAGGCAAATCTCGCATCAAGTCTTTTCATTTATGGTAAGAATGTGGGGTTTGATGAGGACGAAGTGTATAAGGCGTTAAAAGCAATAGGACGGGAGGGACATTATTGCTGTTTAATTTCAATTCTGAATTATGCAAAATTGCGCATTTCAGATCTAAAAACAGTAACTATCCGCGACTTCGTAGATGGTCTTTTGAAATTCTCCAGGATCATTAATGCTAAAGATGACACCATAGGAGTAATCAAAGAAATCG